TCCACCTCGGAGAGGGTGTCGTCATCCACTCCGCCGAAGGGTCTTACGCTTCCGCGATGGCCGTCCTCGCGGGCCCGAGGGAGGCGTCGTGGCACTTCTTTGTCTGCAAGGACGGGACTGTTTACCAGCACATCGACTCCGCGAACATAGCGTGGACGAACGGCTCTTTCGAGGCCAACAAGAAGTTCTGGGGGATAGAGAATGAGGGGATGGCCGGTGAGCCGCTGACCGATCCGCAGTTCGAGTCCCTTGCTTTGTTGGTGAAGTGGCTGCTCGGAGCCCTGAAACCTGTCAGGAAGCAAACGCTCTGGGAGCACAATGAAATGACCGCTTACGGGGCTGCGCCCACGGCGTGCCCCTCTAACCGTATTCCGTGGACGCGATTGATAGCAGCACTGGAGGACGATATGACACCAGCGGAACTGTTCGCGCAGCTAAAGAAGGACCCGGGCTTCGCGTCTTACCTGACTCTCATCGAGCAACTGAGGAGGGCGCAGGGAACCTTGGAGGCGCAGCTTGGCACCCACGCCGGCGACGCCGCCAAGCACGCGGGCGGCAAGCACAATCATGGGCTCCAGGCCACCATCACCGGCCAGACGGAGGAGAACTAGTTGGGGAGTACGAGTTCCGCCGCTACGTACCGTGCGGGAAAGGGCACATCACAGCGGAAGGTGAGCCGTGTGGAAGATGCATTTATCGCAGGCGCAGCGATCGCGCTGATGCTGTTAGGCGTCTACTTCGCAAGTTGGCCCAGAAAGTGAGGAAGCTATGAGCGATGTGAAAGTTGTTTGTGATCGCTGTCACGCTTTTCGTGACGGGCTAGAAACTCCTGGCCTAGGGACTGGAGGATTTTACAAAGTGGGCAAGGGGACTCCGTGGGAGCAATTCGCACGCTCCGGTGAAAGTATCGTCTGTGATGAGTGTATGCATTCGGACGAATCTTACCGCAAGGCATATCCACCTCCTGTTTCGACTTTAGCATCCAAGTAGGCAGATATTGCACTCAACTACCCAGGAGAAGAAATGAAGCTAAGCAGTTCCTGGAAAATCGCCGCAGGCAGGGCGGTGCTGAGCGCCGTTATCGTGGGCGGGCTCGGCTTCCTCGCGGTGTGGGCGACGACGACAGACCCTAGAACGCTTGTGATTGCCGCTCTGACACCGGCTCTTACTAGCTTCGCTCTTCGCCTGGGCGTTGAGGGAACGCTCGATAGGCCCCGCGAGTGAGCCCGTCCCCCGCCGAAATCGCTGAGACCCTGCTACGCCTTGAGCGGCTGGCGATGAAGAACGCAGAGGTCATCGGCATCGTCAACGAGCGCCAACTGGCAATGCGTGAGGACATGACCGAGCTCAAGGACCACCAGAAGGAAGCGAACGGGCGGATGGCGGAGGTCAGCCGCGAACAGCACGAACAGCGCGGCGGTCTGGTGGTGCTGCGCTGGATGGTGGCGACGCTGCTGGCCAGCATGGGCGTCGGCGTCGGGCTGGCGGGGGTGATTCTTGCGGTCGTGAGCGGGGGCTAGCCCAGCCTGTCCACGGCACCCTGTAAGCGTTCGGGGCAGGAATGGAGATAGATGCTCGTGGTGGCAAGGCTTGAGTGGCGCATCAGGTCTCGGACTTCAACCAGGTCGGCCCCCGCTCTCAGTAGGTGCGTGGCGAACGAATGCCGCAGCGCATGGGGGTGCGCCTTCACCTGCGCGATCCCCGCTCGCTCACAGGCCCTCACCATCCAGTAGCGGGCCTGCCGGTCTACGATATGACCATTGTAGCCAGGGAACAGCCAGCCCCGTTTCTCAGGCTCCGTGAAGTCTCTCAGCGCCACTCTGAGCCTCATCCCTAGAGGCAACAATGCCTCCTTGTCGTTCTTGCCGATGACGTGGAGGATGACCGGCCACTCGTCCCGCCAAATGATGTCTTCGTGCCTGACCTTCACCGACTCCGCGACCCGCAGCCCAGCGCGCGCCCACAACAGGAAGCATAATCGGTGGCAGGGCGGCGACACGGCCAGCAGGCGCTCCATCTCCTCAGGCTCCATGTAGGTCGGCAACCGTTTCCCGTTCTTCACAACTTTCCCCGCAAGTTGACCCCTTATTGCTTGACAGCCAATCGCGGGGGTGTGGTAGGATGCGCGCTAGGGTTGACTTAGTGGTTACTACAGTATACGTTAGAGAAGCAATGCCGTCAAGGATTCGGCTCCCCAAGTTCAAGTGTCTCCGCTGCGATTGGGAGTGGCACCCGCGTAAGCCGGAGACACCACGATGCTGCGCGAACTGCAAAAGCCGGTACTGGGACAGGCCCCGTAAGGCCCCGAAAGCAGAGCCCGCCGAATGAAGCGTGAGGAGCGGACAGCAGCTATAATGACGGCACTCAACCTTCAAGCATCTGGGTTGAATACATCCGAAGTTGCGGCAAGCATGAACGTTTGGTGGCAGGAAGCCGATTGGCTGCTAGGTCTTGGCCGGTATCGCGCTCGGGTCGCCGTGAGGGAGGCAGTGCGGAGCGGGCAAATAGAGAGACGGACGGCCTGCGAAGAGTGTTCTGTTGAGGTGCCGTCCCTGCACCGCCACCACTCAGACTATCGCCAGCCGTTGGATGTACGGTGGCTATGCCCACCCTGCCACAGAGCCGAACACACCCGCAGCAACCGCGAGGCGGCGCGTCGGTATCGGGAGCGCCACCCAGAGAAGCCCAAGCCGAAAGAGGAGTAGCCGGAATGACGCAGGTGTGGACGGAGCGACTGACGGCGGAGGAGCGGGCGTGGTTGTTTAAGGAGCACATTGCATCAAACCCTTGCTACTACGCAGTTGAGGAACTGCTCCACACCATCAGCCTCCTGCGGGCGCTGGTGGAGGAGCTGAGAAGAGAGCTAGAAGCTGGTGGGATGCATGCCATGACTCGTGCCCTCACCCTCACCGAAGCCTCAATGCGGGAACGGCTGGAGGAGCAGCCGGAATGACGCAGGTAAAGGACTGGACGGAGCGGCTCACGGCGGAGGAGCGGGAAGCTCTTCACGCAGCCGATACTTACGTGGATTACGACGGGCGTAGTGATGTTGAGACGCTTTCCCGCACCATCGCCACCCTGCGGGCGCTGGTGGAGGAGCTGAAGGCCGGTCTCGAAGACAAATGTAACTGGGCCGACTCCTTGAAGGAGCCCTTTCGTGGGTTGCTTACGACAACGATGGTTAGGGAGGTTTGCGCCCTCAACGAAGACGCCCTCCGCTCGCGGCTTAGCCAATGACTTCCGATTCGGGCGCTTGTAGGAATATGACCCTCCAACTCGGCTTCGACCTGCGCGACCAGGCACTTGAGCGGCTGGAGTCCAACCGCGCTCACTGGATCGCCACGGCCCGCCGCGTGGCCCGGCAGGTCTGCGAGGAGGAGGGATTTGTGACCGCCGATGCCGTGCGCGCACGGCTCCCGATACCCCCGGAGTATGACGGGCGGGTCATGGGGGCGGTGTTCTGCAAGTCCCTGTTCCAGAAGATCGGCTATCAAGCAACGATGATTCCCACGTCTCACGGCAGGCCGATAGCCGTGTTTAAGGTGAAATGACTGGACAGCATCGGGCGGCTTCCTCCCTTGGCCGCACCCCATTCGCGGCTGCCGTCCCGTACGGCGGCCGCCCCGTGCTGCTCAGCCACGCCATCGGTCAACGGGCGCTGGAGTCTCGAAGAGTCGACCCTTCGGGCAGTTGCCTGGCGTCTTTCTTGACCGATGGCGTGGGGGCTGGAATCGCATCTAAGGCGCAGCAGCCAACGGGTGCAGTTCCAGCCCTCTCCTGCGATGGGGCGAGCATAGCGGGTGTGTCGCGCCTCGCAAGGGCGTGTGACGGTTCGAGTCCGTCCGCCCCATCGCAGGCCGCACCCGCAAGGGCTGGGGGGTCGAGCCCGACCTTCGGCGACCCCCGCCTGCCCGCCCGCTTCTGGGCGAAGGTCAACCCCAACGGCTCCGTTCCCGCTCACCGGCCCGACCTCGGGCCGTGCTGGCTCTGGATGGGAGCTCACAACCCAAAAGGCTATGGGCGGTTCGTGGCAGTCAGCCGCAATAGGGGGATGGTTTATCCCCACCGCTTGGCCCGCGAGACGTTGATTGGGCCGATTCCTTCGGGCTTCCAGTGCGACCATCTTTGCTTGAATCCCAGCTGCGCCAATCCGAATCACATCGAAGTGGTTACCTCGCAGATCAATACCCTTCGGGGAGTTAGCCCCAGCGCCATTAACGCTAGCAAAACCCACTGCCCGCAGGGACATCCTTATGCTGGGCCGAACCTTTATCAAGGCCCTTCGGGTTGGCGGCAATGCCGCCAGTGTCAAATCATTCGCCGGAAGGCGAGCCAAGATAGCGGTTTGGCTCGCCTTCCGGCCGGTGGAGTCGATGGCATCCCGATATCGGGGCGCGTGCTAGGCTCCACCGGCCCTAAGGGGGCGAGATGAGGGACTGGACCTGCCGCGATTGTGCCGGAGACCCATGCCTCTGCCGAATCGGAGACCACTGCGACTACAAGGGGCCGTCCTGTTCTTGTTGCCGTTTCGTCAACTATCGCTGGCTCGGCTACCTCGGTGCGCGGGCGCGGTGGGCGAAGGCGTGGGGCATCTCAGAAGATGCTGTTGAGGAACGATGGCAAGAAGAACCGGCCAGCGCCACAGACGCCAGCCGGTAAAGCACCGAACAAGGAGGACTTGACCGATGCACGAGGACATCATACAACACCTAACCGAACTCGGAGCCCAGCGCAGGGCCGAGGGGAAGGTCTCGCGGGAGGCCGAGCGCATCCTTCAGGGGCTCGAAGACAGAGCGCGCAGGGAGGGGCACGCTTCGTACTACATCGGAGTGGATCGGGCGATCATGGTGTCCCGCCGATGGGGAAGGGTCTGGTACGCGCTTATCGTGGCCGGCGTCTATCGCATCGACAGGACTGAGGCGCTGCTTTACCTGGAGGATGCGCTATGAGCGACCCCATCTACGTAGACAGCATCAAGGTGAGCGCGGGTCCGTTCACTGTCAAGACCAGCACAGCGATTGTTGGCCGGACGGTAGGGAAGGTGCAAATTGAGAAGCGGGCTGGTAAGAACTCTTCTTCTCTCGGCAGTATGACGCTCGAAGAACTGGAACTGTTGGCCGGTGCCATCGGTGAGTACCTGCACATGAGGAGTATGGAGTGACCCCCCAACTCGTCTCCGTCCAGAACCGCGAGGGCCATTCTCCAGTGAGGGTCTACAGGTACGAGTGCGGTCACGAGCGCCAGACCGTGCTCCTGGTCCCGCCCGAAGAGTGCGTGACATGCCGGGGGGAGCGCTATACGCGGGAAACAGAGGAGCAGAAGGCCCACTGGCTCCGCATCCTGAATCGCCGCACAGCCATTGAGCAGGCTAACAGCGCCCACGACTATGGCAAACGCCACATGATATGCGATTACTGCATCGAGTCCATCAAGGCCGATATGTACGCCTTTGGTGAGAGGATGGCGGACATGTTCTCGCCGGAGCCGGTAAGGGGGTTTCAGGCATGACGAACTCGTGGCTGGTGGTCATCCTCGGCACCGCTGTTCTTTTGGCCGCGATGGGCGCAGCCGAGCTTGTGAGCAGGGTACTAACGTGAGCCCGCTAGTCAAGTACGTTCCCCGCTGTCCCTGCGGGTGGGGGGGTGTGAACTGATGCATGAATGCTGCGAACCCGATGGATGTTGCCGCGACAGCATGGATGACTATGAACGCGGCTACAATCAAGCCCACTCATTGCTTGACGCGCTCCGCGCCACCGACACGACGTTACTAGAGAGATGCAGGGAGCGCCTAGAGAGTGCCGCCGAAAAGCTGTGTGGCGGGTGTATGCAGTATCCCCGTATCGGGGCTGACCATGACTACGGGGATGTTCTTAGTCCTTGTTATGCCTTGGCTGAGCGGGAACTTCTCACCGTCCTCAACCTGCGGCTGGAAGCGAACCTATGACCGACAGCTACCCCCCGGGCGTCACTGGCAACGAGTACGCCATCGCGGGGCCAGACTACGAGAAGGAGTCTGATGAGCGCTGCCCCAAGTGCGATGAGGAACTGATGGAGCTGGGCTACCGAGGCGAGCGATGGCTGGCCTGCTACAGCACGTGCGGTTACACGATGGACTTGCCGCCTATTGAGCCTGACCCTGACCGCGCCTATGACGAGGCGCGTGACCGGCAGATGTTCGGGGAGGATGTATGAGCCACTACGTAGGAGATGAGGAGATGGGGAAACTGAAGGCAACTCACGGCATGGAGCGGCCAATTGGGGGGTCACGCTCGATTGTCCTCCTGATGGCCGACCTGGAACGGGCGCGCGAGCTGCTGCGGATGATTCAAAGAGGCGAGTGGGACGACACGGCTATCGACACCTACCTGGAGGAGACAGAATGAAGCCCGAAGAGATTGCCGCCATCAAGGCGCTGGCGGAGGCCGCGACGGCGGGGCCGTGGACATCCCACCATCGAGCTAGCGACAGAACTTCAGACGATGACGAATGCGCTGGGGGGCTTGGCTTGCAGGTGGATGGCCCTCCAGAGGCATGGGGTAAGGGACAGTTTCACCTTGCCGCCGATGCCGCCTTCATCGCCGCCGCCCGCGAAGCCGTCCCCGCCCTGATCGCCGACCTGGAACGGGCGCGCGAGCTGCTGCGGGTCGGGCAGGGCTATGGTGATCTGTCCAACAGTGAGTTCAATCGCCTTGCTGACGATACCGACACCTACCTGGAGGAGACGGAATGAACGACATCGCCGTAAGCGGGGCCATCCGGCGCAAGGATGTGGAAACGATGCGCCAAGCACTGGAAGCGCTGCCCGACCCGCAGCAGCTCGAACTCTTGGCTGAGTGGTTTGACATTGAGGCTTGGGGGCGCGGTTCTCAGCCTGACGGCCAGGTCCAGGACACGCTAAGGCGTTGGGCGGCACTCAGCAGGGATGCCGCTGCCGCGCTGAACGAACGGCTACTAGCTGAGTGAGGAGATAACGATGCCTAAACCAGCATCCCTGCCGATGATGGGCAAGGTCACGGCTCGCAGCCCCTACGGGATCAAACTCGATGACATGGAGGAGTGGATCAATTTCTCTAAGCCGGAATACCGCGATGAGCCGTGGGAATGGGAGGATGTGCAGAAAGGCGACTGGGTGCAGATCACCCGCTCCGGTAACTTCTTCAAGTCCATCTGCCTCGTTGAGCCGCCGGCTGGCGAGCCAATGGTGCGCGGTCCAGAGGAGGGCTACCGTGCAGAGCTGGGTGAGGGAGCCCCGTTCGAGGGGGTGGAGACGACGCGCAACCCCATCATCACCGACCGCGAGCAGTCCATCCAGAATCAGGTCGCGCTCAAGTGCGCGGTGGAGCTGGTCATTGGTATGGCTGGGCCGCGAGATCAAGGGGCGCTGGCGTTGCCCGCCGCTGACCAAGTAGTGCAAGTCTACCGGAAGTTCGCGGCGGCGCTTAACGAATGACCGTCCGCACGAGGTTCCGCTGTCCTTGCCGAACGTGCCCTAACTGCGGGGCGCGTCAATACGGCGAGCACCCCGAAGACGGGCTCGCTTACTGCCACGATTGCGCCCATCCTACGTCAGTCATCGAATGGTGGGTGTCGGCGGGGCCGCATAGAGACGGGCGGCACCCCAAGACCAATGAGGAATTGCTTGCCTGGCAAGAACATGACAGCGCGGTGTTGCGAGGGGAAATATGACCGTTCGCACCCCGCTTTGCACCGTTCGCGGCTGTCCGCATCCGAGCGACCCTGACTTCCACGTCCCCATCTGCGGCCATGGCCTCGAAGGGCATCATCATCATGTCAAGAAGCGCTCTCATGGCGGCACCAAAGGCCCGCAGGTGTTCATCTGCCCAAGCTGCCACGAGAAGATAGATGCTGGTCCCTGGGGCAACGCCGTCCTTGACCTGGGTAATGGGACGAAGCTGTACAGAATCTTCGACTACAAGAACGCGACGATACTGGAGCGAGCCATGAGTGCGGGTGACGTTCCTGCGGCCCCGTCGGAGGAACTGACAACGTTGCCCGCGCTCATGGACGGGGAAGGGGTGCGGTCTACCGATCGCTCTCCTACTCCTTCCCCGTTCTCCCTCGCATCATGGCTCAGCGAGGGGGAGAGATTACTGACCGCCGGGCTCAAGCTCAAGGGGCTGACGGACGAATGGCGGTATGAGATGGGCGACTGGGTGGCCACGGGTGAGAAACATCTGCACGAGGAAGCATACGGTCACTTCTCGCGGTTCGAGGACGCGTTCGGGGCCAGTCATCTCCGCGCCCTGGGGTGGGTCGCGGCGTCTGTTACGCGCGAAACACGGCAAATGGCAACGTCATGGAGCGCGGCACGGACTGTCGCTGCGCTGCCTGAGAGCGACCAGCGTGCCGCCCTGATCACTGCGCGGGAGGAAGGGCTGTCCACGCGGGAGCTAGCGGTTCTCGTGCGTCCTGCGGCCCCTGAGCGTGAGCGGCATCGGTGTCCGTTGTGTATGCACGAGCACTACGCGGTAGTGGAAAGCGAGTGGAAGGCGTGAAAGATAGCCTAACGTTCAGCATCACGATTGAAGACGAGGCCGGAAACACGCTGCGTATTGAGGAGGCGGGGACGGAAATCAGTATCGATTCCGAGACTCTAATCCTTGAGCTTGGGGCGAGGACTGTGGTCCGTCTGCCCATCCTCTACGTGCGGAAGGTAGAACTGCCGAAATGAGCTGCCTTCCCATGACCCAGGAACGGCAGGTCGCTGTAGACATATTCCATCGGCAGAAGGTCAGGGAAGCTGAGTTGCTTCTAGCCAGGGCCACGGAGCGGCTGCTATTGGCGAAACAAGAACTCCAGCGCGGGGACGACCCACTAGAGGCACTGCTTATCGCTCATTACTCGGAGTGGAAGTCGTGAGCAAGACCCTCAAGACCGATAAAGGCGAAATTGAAATGCAGCCAATCGATATCTGGGAGTGGTTGAGCTTCCAGTTTGGGGGTGGGATGACGCAGTACCCGAAGCGCTGCGGTATTTGCGGCACCCCAACGCGAGGCAATCGGTTCACTGGCTACAAGATGGGTTGTAACCCGCATGAGGCGAAGGCTTGACCACCGAAATCGCAGACCTGCACCAGCTGGAGCAGCAGTGAGCATCCGCATCATGACGGCGGTGTGGGAGCTAGGGCACTCCGATGCCTTTCACCCGGATGGACGTGAGGGCTGCGAGCACTGCCAGGAGATGATTGCCGCCTTCGGGGAGATGCCACCAGTTGAGACGATCCGCGCCATGCAGGCCCCGACCCGAAGAGACTTAAAGACGGCAATCCCCGACTCTCTTCGCTGGGGGATTTGGGAGCGGGATGATTTCACTTGCCAGCACTGCGGAACTCGCCGGTATCTTTCGGTTGACCACGTAACACCCGAAATCAAGGGAGGCACCACAACAGCCGACAACCTTCAGACTCTCTGCCGCCGCTGCAACTCCTCAAAGGGTGCGCGGTGAGCTGGCAGGCCACGTCGCTGGTAAAGGGGATGCGCGAGAACCTGACGCGCACTGAGAAATTCCTGTTGCTGATTCTGGCTGACTACCACAACGATGAGACGGGGCAGTGCGACCCATCGCTGGAGCGATTGGCGGCTGACACCCTCACATCGCGTCGGCAGGTTGTGAACGCGCTCCAGTCCCTTGCCAAGAAGGGGTTCATCTCCATCGAGCGGCGTCGGGAGGACGGAAAGCAGGGCAGCAACCAGTACCATCTCCCTTGTTTACAGAGTGCAATCATTGCACTCAGGCAGAGTGCAATTCAGGGTGCAGAGCAGAGTGCAAAGCAGAGTGCAATGGCTGCACCCAATCCCTTATATAGAACCGTAAATAAGAACCGTAAAAGAGAACCGCAATATGTAGACACACACTTCCTCGAAAAGCGCTACTCACGCGGAAAGGAAACTGTATGACACCCCGCGACCGCGCGATCCTAACGCACCTTTGGCGGCACCCGCACGCCAGCATTCGTGAGATAGAACGGTTCTGCCTCATCTCCAAGGCTGAGGTCCACCGGCACCTTGAGGGGCTGAATCACCTGGGCTACATCAGCCCGCGCCGCAAGGGCTCTGACCGGACCCGCACGCTGACGCCGAGGGGTCTGTTGGCCGCTCAGGGCTTCGAGGTGATTTACACCGTCGGCGAGGGCGGGGAATTGAGGTTTGGGGAGTGACCCGGGACGCCATCATCGAGGCCGTGAAGCCGTCAGCATCCGACATCTTGGCTGCGATTCGCCGCATTCACACAAACCACGGCCTTGGTGACCGCTGGTCCTTCTTCGAGGAGCTCCGCCTCGGCACCGGCTACGGCCACGGCGTTGAGCAGCGCATCGATGCCTTCGCCTTTGGGCTTTGGTCGAAGAACTGGGGCAGTGCGGCGTATGAGGTCAAGGTGTCACGGGCCGACTTCTTGGGCGAACTGCGAAAGCCGCTGAAGCGACGGATGGCCCTGCGCTACTCGAATCTCTTCTGGTTCGTGACACCACCGGGGCTCGTAAAGCCGGAGGAACTGCCTATCGAAGCTGGTCTGATGGAGGCGCGCTGGCGGGTGGTGCAGACCTACCCGGAGCGAATTGAGGGCTGGGGGGCGGAGGTCGTAGTCCCTGCTCCGTGGCGCGACATTCCGCCGCCCACGTGGATGCTCTTCGCCGCCGTCGCTAGGCGTGTCGCTCGCATTGAGGACGCCAAGAGGATGGCGCAGTCGGTGATGGCGCTATGAGGCTAGAGCTTCTGTTTCAGGAAGCGTGCATCGCCTGTCCGCGAGCGCGGGTTCGCCGGGGTCAGGGCGGCCACTATCCCGACCGCTACACCCAATGGCGGGAGCGGATGCAGGTCGCTTTGATGGAGGCGTGTAGTAACCAACTCGGCAGCCTACGGCCTTTGTGGGATGGCGATGTGAGGCTCGAAGTCCACTGTCACGGGGCGCGGAAGAACGCGGACGTGGACAACCTCTTGAAGAGTGTCATGGACGCTTTGCAGGGAACCGTCATCGTGGACGATAAGCAAGTCCGCCAGGCGGAGATAGCGAGGGTGGATGGGATGGCGAAGCAGACATTTGTGATCGTGGAGCCACTAGCGAAGGGAGACGGATGATGACTCCTAATCGAACGGCACAACCTGGAGCGGGAGGATAACTTGCCTGCGAGCCACGGCGCTAACGGTGGGGATTGGGTTGGTGCTGGGCGTCGTGGCGTTGGGTTTGAGCGCTGTAGGAGGGAACGATGGCGCATTGGAAATGCCGCGCCTGCGGGAAGCTAACATACGCGAACAGGGCCATAAAGTGCGTCTGCGGACACTCCTCGTTCGTGAGGGTGGACTAGATGCGCTGGCTACACCTTCGCTGCCCGCATCAGGACGTACATCGGCTGCCGGAGCCGAGGTGGGCGTTCTACAGGATGGGGCCAAATCCTTCCGAGGGGACGATTCAGACGGGGCGGTATCTCGACCTGTGGTTTCGGAATTGGAGACCCTTATCCGCGCCGTCTTCGGGGAGCACGGAGAAGAGGCCATGAGCGTTATGTGGTGCGAATCCGGCGGCGATCCGAACGCTGTCTCATGGACGGGGGAATCATTCGGCCTCTTCCAAATTAACAGCATCCACCGCTTTGAGGGATTTGGGGAGCGGTGGATGATACCGGAGCACAATATCGCCTGGGCATACGAGCTGTGGAGCGAGCAAGGCAATTCCTGGAGTGCATGGGCGTGCAAGCCGTGAGTTTTTATCTGTTGGCGGCCCCAGGATGTGTAATCTCGCAAGCAAATACGGCGGGGTCGTTCTGGCTCTGCCCGCATCTAGGATGGGGAACATGGAGGAAGCCATGAACGCATCCCAACTGGCGGCGCTGACGGAGCAAGAGCGGGTGCAGGTTACGCACATCTCCGCCGGCACGAGGCCCAACACGCTGGTAGAGATGGTGCAGGACTTCGCCACCGCCCTAGCCGACGCCCGGCTTGAGGTCGCACGGCTCACAGAGGAGCGGGACAATTGGCGCGCCAACTGCGATGCGCTTGCCAACGATGCAACCCGCGAATACCAGAACTGGGCGCGCCGGCACCGGAAGGCCGGCGGGGGAGAAGCCAGCCCGAAACTCCGCGCTGAGTGGCTGCGCCTGATCTACCGCCTGCACCGAGCCTCCGATGCCGCCATCAAACAAGTCGCCAAGGAGACGAAGTGAGCGAGCCGACGATCATCTGCGGCGACGCGCGGGAGGCGCTGCGCGGGTTGGCGGAGCGCTCGGTGCACTGTGTCGTCAGTTCCCCGCCATATTGGGGCTTAAGGGACTATGGGCTGGAGCCGGTCGTCTGGGGCGGCGACCTCGCGGGCTGTCCGCACGAGTGGGGCGACTGGCAGGAGAACCACGACGAACGGGAGAGTATGAAGGCCGGCAAGACGCGGACGACAGACCGGCACTACGGTGAGGAGAGCCGCCGCTTCGATGGCAACCATCAGAGGCACATGGCTGGCGCCTTCTGCCGCCGCTGCGGCGCGTGGCGCGGCTCGCTGGGGCTGGAGCCGACGCCGGAGCTGTTCGTGGAGCACATCGTGGAGGTGATGCGCGAGGTCCGGCGGGTACTCCGCGATGACGGGACGCTCTGGCTGAACATGGGCGACGGGTACGCGGCGAACAGAGGCTATCAAGTTCGGGATACCAAGCACACGGATGTTGGTAATGAGATGGGCATGGCCGTGCCGCCCGGCCTGAAGCCGAAGGACCTGCTGCTGATGCCGGCGCGGGTCGCGCTGGCGCTACAGGCGGACGGCTGGTGGCTGCGGTCGGACATCGTGTGGTCGAAGCCGAACCCGATGCCGGAGTCGGTGACGGACCGGCCCACGCGGAGCCATGAGTACGTCTTCCTGCTGGCGAAGAGCGCGAGGTACTTCTACGACGCCGACGCGATACGGGAGCCGAATGTCAACGTTGTGCGTGACCGTGAACGGCCCAACGGCGCTCCTACTGAGGCCAGCTTTGGATTCAATACTTCATGCGGACAGAACCCCGCTGGCCGCAACAAGCGCTCCGTGTGGGAGATCGCCACGCAGCCGTACCCCGAAGCGCACTTCGCCACGTTCCCGGAGAAGCTTGTGGAGCCGTGCATCCTCGCGGGCACGTCGGAGTGGGGCTGCTGCCCGGAGTGCGGCGCACCGTGGGAGCGGTGCGTGGAGAAGGAGCGTTCGTTCGAGAGCGGATCCGGCCGCAGTGGGAGTCCTCCGGCTGGCAAGAACGGCGCGAAAGTGCAAGGTGGCGGTGAGACGCTCGACGTGCGACGTGGCCCGACCCTCCGCACATCGACCACCGGCTGGCGGCCCACCTGCGACCACGAGGGCGAGCCGGTGGCGGCCGTCGTCTGCGACCCTTTTGCTGGCAGCGGCACGGTGGGCGTCGTGGCGGCGCGTCTCGGACGGCGGGCCGTGCTGATCGACGCGAACCCCGACTACTGCGAGATGGCGCGGCACCGGACGGCGCAGATGGGGCTGATGGTCACGTGAGCTCCTGGTCGTTCTCCGTGAAGGGCGAGCCCCAGCCCAAAGGCAGTACGCGCAGCTTCCGCCTGCCGAACGGCCGGATCGCCACGACGTCCGACAACCCCGCAGTCAAGACGTGGGAGGACACGATCCGGTTCGTGCTACAGGACTGGCCGCACGGCGTCCTGGCCGGCCCCATCGCGCTGGACATGACGTTCACGATCGCGCGCCCGCCCAGCGTGTCGGCGAAGCGCAGGCCGCAGCCCACGGTGAAGCCGGACCTATCGAAGCTCTACCGAGCGGCGGAGGACGCCATGACGGGCATCGTGTTCGTGGACGACGCGCAGGTTACGGACGCCCACGTGCGGAAGGTCTACGGAGAGACGCCGGGGCTGGCGTGCGAGGTCCGGTGGGCGATGACGGAGGTGAAGCCATGAACGCAAAACAACTGGCGGCGCTAACGGAGCGCGAGCGGGTGCAGGTTACGCACATCTCCACCAGGACGAGGCCCAACACGTTGGTAGAGATGGTGCAGGACTTTGCCACCGCCCTTGCCGACGCCCGGCTGGCACTCAAGGACGCCGTCACCGTGCTGATGGAGCACCGCGACCAAGCTGAGCGCTGGGATTTGCGGGAGCGCGAACTGGAGACTGAGGTCGCACGGCTCACAGAGGAGCGCGCCCACTGGAAGGCCAATCACGATTCACAGGTAGCCAAGAAGAACTCAGGAGCCGCGAAGATGAAGGCCCACTATGAGGCTGAGGTCGCACGGCTCAACGAGCGGCTTGGTATAATCCAAGAATGAGGCGGGTCCGCGAAGACGCATTACCGGAGAACAAGACCTACTCCGATGATGGGTGCCGGTACGCTGCGAGGTGCCTAGAGTGCCCGTTCAGTGTTTGCGTGACGCACGATCTGGGGCGCGGCGGGATAATGGCCTACTTCAACGAGCCGCGCAACGAGACTATCCGTGCGCTGAAGGCTGCGGGCGCCCCCGTAGAGGCCATCACGCGCGAGTTCGGGGTCAGTGAGCGCACGGTGTTCAGGATAACGTCAGAATCAACGTACAGTGCGTCTAGTAAGGCTGTGATACGCGGGTAATGGAAAGCGGACGGACGATAGCGGGCAGGAGCACGGGGTCAAGCGCTAGCGACAGCTAGGGCAGTTGCAGTCGTCAACCTCTTGGTGCTCTAGCCATTCGTGGTAAGCCAGCGGGTCACCAAACCGCCAATCATCGTATCCCCTGGGGTCTACGCATTTAGCGCAGAGGCAGTCCGTGTAGCAAGGGCCGTGCGCCCCGCAGGACCAGCATCCCTTGAACATCAGCGCCAGCCCTGCCTTCGTTCCCACCTCTTGAATCGATGCCAACGATAAGCCTGCTGTAGGCGTCTCTGCAGCCGACGGCATCGCGGCAAGGCTTCGTACTTACCGAAGAGATTCCTTTGGTTGCAACTCATTCGGTGGGCCTCCTTAAGAAGAAATACTGATTCTAATTTAACTACTGGCTAATTGAAAGAGTCAACCCTGGATGCACTGCGCTCACGGCGACTGCTGCAGACTCGAAGCGACGGCAATGGACGCATACAGACGCATACAGACGCACACCGTTCACTATAGAATTGTTGTGAATGTTTTCGGGGCGAAATAGATGCGTTCTATAGGCGGATAGCGAAAGCGGCCCCGAAGGGCCGCTCGTATGTCGCGTGACGCTCAGGGTTTGGCCCTGGCGATAGCGGCGCGGGCCTGCTCAATGAGGGTGAACATTTCGGGCGTCACCTTTACCATCCCGTGCCAGAACTCGCTTTTGATTAACCCTTCCAGCGCTGCGAGCAGTTCAGCGTTGCGGGCTTCGAGCGAGCCGACTTGGTTACGCAGGCTGGTTTCAAGGATGCGTATCTGTCGCAGGTCTGCGACAGTAATGCGCTCGTAGTCTGTGTCCTTGCTCACTTCGTCCTCCTTGGCCTTTGCCACGCCGTCGAGCTACATTTCGGGCATCGTACAGGCTGAGAGCCGTGTTGCTGGGAGGGTCTAGGCTCCCAAGTGTGGTTGCAGCGGAGACACGTGTAGGTCATGACTTAGCCTGGGCCAATGGTGGCGCGACAGCTTGCGGCGGCGCTTGCTATCTCAAGGACTGTGGGCTCATCGAGGAACCTTATCTCCCCGCCTCCGATGTCCTCCAGCCATGCCGTAGCCTGCTTCAGCGCCGCCAGTAGATTGCGGTTCTGAGTTCGGAGGGTTGTTTCGAGTTCATTCTGAACGCTGGATTTTGCTTTCCACAGGGCGAGTTGGGTTTCCAGGCTTTCAATCTGGGTCTCTTCGGGGAATGCTTGTCGGTGCAGCCGCCGCTCTGCTTTTCTTGCCTCCTCACTCATCCTTGGCCCATCGAACACTTGTCGCTGTTGTGGTGTTTCCTTGTCGAGTCCTGCGAAGTACGCATCGAATGGCATCGTGTCCTCCTTGCTACTCCCGTTCGACAGTCACAACATACACCACCACTACCACCATGTCAAAGGGGTGTATGGTGAAGTTTCTTAGCCGTGGTTGGCGCTACACGGTACCGGATAGACGTTTGTGCTAGAATAGGTGCCAAGATGTGCCCCCGATGTGGTGGCGTTCTGTTCAAGGAGTATGGTGACATTGTCTGCCTCCCTTGTGGATGGCGCGAGATCACCCTGAAGCCCTGGCCCGTCAGGGTGGGTGTCTACCGGCGGAGTCCCGGTAGCGGCCGCTGCCGCGATTGTGGTGGGGGCTCACGGTCGTTCAAGCACCGCGATCAGTGTGTGGTGATGGTATGAGCATGGACGCAGCTCCGGCGATGGCGGCGATGAAGTGAGGATACATGTCGACATCGACCCGTGGGCCATCGGGTGTCGCGTCTATCTCAATGGCGCTGACATCTCGCGCTGGTGCAAAGGTGCCGATGACGAGACGGGCACGGTCATTGTGGCCAGGGATGTACATATGCTCGGCCTGCCGGAGATAGGGCCGGAGCGAACCGTCACCACTGTATTAGGCGAGCCTTATGAGGAGGAATGGGAAGTTGCTGTCAATGGCGTGCTGGAGATACGCGGGGTAGAGAAGGCACGCGAGAGCTTCGATGGCGGGCGGTGAAGTAATGGCGCATAAGAACGGCGCGAAGCCGAAGGGCCGTCAGCGCAAGTACACAGCCCCTGAACGCTTGGGGTATATGATGCTGGCTCTTCAGACCAGCTCGGAGCAGGTGGAGGCTGAATACAAGGTTCCAGCACGCACGATCCGCCAATGGTTCGATGCTGCTGGCGGTATAGCCGAATGCCGCCGCTGGCTCGAAGCGGAAGTGCTGACTTCCTACCTCCAATCGCGGCGCGCAGTTTTCCAGGCCGTAATGGACCGCGCCCCCGATCTTGGCGAAGAGCAGTTGATGGAGACATATCGCAAGATGGTGACGCCTGCCGAATCTCATGGCGTGAACATCAACCTAACCCAGCAGCAGGCACAGGGGGTCGATGGCCGCAACCTCAGCGCAGCCGAATCAGCTTACGTTGCCGCCCTTAGAGGGCAGCCGTCTACTGAGAGTGGGGAGGATGTTTCCCTTCCCGCTCTACCGCTACCAAGCAACGGTACTGGCGGACCGCTCCCCTCTGAGGATAGTGAATAAGGCCCGTCAAACCGGCCTCTCGACAATTATGATGGGTGAGGCGGTGGATGCCGCCTTCACTGAGCCCGGCACCCTTTCCCTGTTCGTCTCCCGCAACATGGACGCCGCCGTCCACCTTCTGTCTTACGGCTATCGTGTCATGCGTCGTCTGAACCTAATGGGCGAACTGACTAAAGCCAACGAGATGGAGATGGCCCTGACCAATGGCTCCAGGCTAAAGTCCCTGGCTTCTTCTCGTGATACAGGCCGAGGCTTCGATGCGAACAAGGTTTACGTGGACGAGCAGGCTCACCAGCTATACGGTGACGAAATCTATGAGTCGGTGGGGCCGACAATCGCTAGGGGCGGGACATTCACGATTCTCAGCACCCCGAAGGGCCGCCGCAACCTGTTCTATCGCATCTGGGCAGGGCTAGAAGGCGGGAGATGGTCTCGCCATACTATCGATTGGCGTAAGTGCCCTGTCTACGACCAGGCGTGGTACGAACGCGAACGCCCCAAGTACACAGCCCAGCAGTGGGCGCAGGAGTTTGATTGCGACTTCATTGAATCGGGGCTGACGCGCTTCCGTGTTGGTGACATCGAGGCGGCACATGAGGGGGCGATAGGACTACACGAACCGAAGGAAGGCAGGCGCTACCTGAACGCCTGGGACATTGGCCGGCACCATGACGCGACAGTCGGGATAACGCTTGACGTGACCGAGGAGCCGTACCAGGTCGCCGCCTTTCAGCGCCATCAAGGATTGCCCTATCCGCGCCAAATATCGCTAATCGATGCCCACGGCGAATGGTACAAAGGCGATACCGTGATTGATTCCACGGGCCTCGGAGATGTAATGCTGGAAAACCTGAACTGCCGAGCGGACGGGTTTCACTTTAGCGCCAAGTCCAAACAACAGGCACTGGATGCGCTATCATTGCTGCTGGAGCAGAGGCGTCTCAAGTTCCCGTACATCCGGGAGCTAGAGGAGGAGCTATTGGGCTACGAGGATAACGACCAGGGCATCATGCAGGACTGCGTGATGGCGCTGGCGATGGGGGCGTACAAGGTCTCAGGAGTGGGTCTGTGGGCGCTGTGAGGCGGTTGGCGATGCTCACTGTGACCGTCGTGGCGCTGATCGGGATGGCGCTCGGTAGCGGGCTGGCGTTGCGCCTGTTCATGTGGGCGGCGGGGATATGAAGGTTTATGTTGGTGGCTGCGTAGACAAGACGCGATCATTCTTGCCGATGTTGCATTCTTGGCAGGCGGTCACGAGATTGACGGAATCAGATGTTCCGCCCTTGGATAAAGGATAGACGTGATCAACGTGCAACTTCACCCCATCTTCGCGGGCAGAGCGGCCACAGTAGCGGCAGCGGAAGCCATCCCGCTCAAGAATGGAGAAGCGGTCAGTTCGAGCCTGCTTCGCTTTAGGGCGGATGCCACGTCTCCATGCAGTTACTTTACAGTTAGCCGAGCAATAGATACGGCTATCTGGTCCCACGAATGGTTGATTGCACCAGTGGCAAAGCTGTTCGTAGCGGGTTCGTTGCTTGGTGAGCGGGGATCGCGGCTTTTCCTGTGGTCTGTCGTAATGAGTCCATCCCACCGCTGTATCGGCCTTCGCTCTGTCTTGCGCTTCGGTTCGGCACTCAAGGCAGCAATAATCGCTGCCTGTGCCCAAATCTTCATCGACTTCATTCCCACAGGTTTCATTTGCGCACTGTCGCGGTATCATCATAGTTACATGGTAACACGTCGGTATCACGCCCGCCAAAGGGCCTACCGGCAGAGGAAGCGATGACGTTTTCTCGGACACGTTCACGGCGCCCGCGCCGCAACGAAGAGCGATCTAGCAGCAGAAGGAGAAGGACATGGGCAAGAATGACATCGTAGTCGTGAGGCCGTTCGCGCCGGCGGCCGCGCTGGAGCTGTTCACGAAGCGGCTGAAGAAGGCTCTCCTAGCGCATGGCCTGAAGCCGATGGGCGGCGGCGCCGCTGGCGCCTGGACGTTCACCGACGTAGGGCTCACGAAGCTTGTAGACGGTACGTTCGACATCGACACCGACTCCTTCAAGATGGCCCTGTTCCTGAGCACGTCAAACATCGGGGCTGCGTCCACCACCTACGCTGCCGTGACCGGCGAGCACGCCAACGGCAACGGCTACACGACCGGCGGCATCGCCGTCGCGCTAACTCTGGCGGGCACGACCACGGTGACGGTGGACATCACCACCGACCCCGTGTGGACAGCCTCCGGCGGTTCCATCGTGGCCAGGTTCGCGGTGATCTACGAGGTTGGCGGCAACGTTCTGTGCTACTGCCTGCTGGACTCAACGCCTGCCGATGTCACGGCCACAGACGGCAACACCCTCACAGTCGCGGCCCACGCGAGCGGAGTCTTCACCCTAACCGCAGCCTAGAGGGCGTGGGGGGCGCGTGTAGATGAGTTTCTTCGAAGACACCTTCACCGTCGACGCGCTGACCAACCTGGATGACCACCCTCCAGACGTTGGCACGTCGTGGACGGCGCTGTGGCAGACGACGGCGGGCCAAGGCTTCGAGATCACCGCCGCCAACGACAACTGCCGCCAGCAGAACCGTGCCAGCAAGGGTACCATCCACACCGCCGATGCTACCTACCCGTCCGCTGACTACGAACTGGTAGTAAGCGACCTCCACCTCAATCGGGGGGCGGCCGTGGACGACCCACTCTATCTCCTCGTCCGCATTCAGGACGAGGAGAACATGTACGCCGTCCGATTGATAGACAATACGGATACGGGCAACGAGTGCCAGCTCTACAAGAAGGTGGCAGGCACCTGGACGGCGTTGGGCTCTGCGTTCGCGCCGCCTGCCGACGGCTCCCTCTGCAAGCTGGAGATTATCGGCAGCGCCCTGAAGTTCTACGACGACGGCGTAGAGGTCGCCAGCGCCACGGACACCGCAATCACGGCGGCGGGCAAGGCCGGTCTCGGTGGCGGAGGCGGCACGGAGCTGGTCGTATCGACCGATGACCTCAACAACGCCAACTACGTCGATACGCTGTCAATCAATGACCTGGCAACGGGGGGGGTCACCGTCACCCCCACCACGGCCGCTCTGACGCTGACCACCTTCGCTCCCACGGTTCTGACGCCCCGCCTGGTCACGCCTGGGGTGGTCGCCCTCGCCCTCACCACCTTTGCCCCCACCGTCGGAATTGGCGTAGTCGTTACCCCGACGACGGCGGTTCTGACCCTGACGTCGTTCAACCCTACCGTCCAGACGCCGGTAGTGGTGACGCTGGGGGTGCTGGCGTTGACGCTGACGACGTTCGCCCCGACCGTCACGGCAGGCGGCAACGTTGTCGTCACCCCGACGACGTTGGCGCTGACGCTCACCACCTTCGCGCCCACCGTCACCGTCTCCGGCGATGTCGTTGTCACGCCGACGACGCTCGCCCTCACGTTGACCACGTTCGCCCCTACCGTCCTTACGCCCAGGCTGGTCACTCCCGGCGTTCTCAGCCTCACCCTGACCATGTTCGCGCCCACCGTCCAGATCGGCATCATCGTGACGCCGGGCACCCTGGCCCTCGTCCTGACGCTGTTCGCTCCCACCGTTCTGACCCCTCGTCTACTCACGCCGGGTACGCTGACCTTGATCCTGACCACGTTCGCGCCTACCCTCGACAACCTATCAATTACGGAGGCTTCCGTTCAGGCCCGCAAGACCCATCCTCCACGGGGTCATCATGGACATCTGCTAGAGTCTAGTGGACTCTTGCGAGGGAGAAGGATATGAGCATCTTCGAGGCTTGGGCTGCCCCGGTCCGGTACAAGGGGCTCGATCTGATCCCGACCTGGCAAAAGCAGACCCCCCAGGAGACAGGCCAGGAGCTAAGGAACTGGATCGATGAGGGGTACAGCAAGAACTCACTGATCTACGCCTGCATTGAGGAGATTGCCACGTCCTTTGCGGAACTGCCCCCCCAACTGCTACTGCCCGGCGGCGATGGGTTGGAGGAGGCGGAGAGTCATGAGATTCTTGACCTCTTGGCTGACCCTAACGAGAGCATGGACGGTTATGAGTTCCTGGCGACGATGGCGACACAGCACCGTGCAGCGGGGAACGTCTACATTCACAAGGTCCGGCGGTCGGACGTGCCAGATCGCAACCGCTCATTCAGGGCTATCAAGGAGCTTCAGCTTATCCGGCCCGATTACGTCCAGATAAAGCCCGCGAAGCGCCGCGAGGATGACGTGTTCGAGGTCAGCGTGGACGGGAACGTAAGGGCACGGCTCCCCCGGCGTGATGTAATCCACTGGCGCACCCGCAACCTGATAAACGACTTCTATGGGCTCTCGCCTGTGGCTCTTCTGGTCTTTGAGGGGAACGTCGACTCGGAGATGACCAAGTTCGACTGGGCATTCTTCCGTAACGCCGGTGTCCCGCTGGGCATCCTCAGGACCACCAAGAAGCCGACGCCCGACGAGACGAAGGAGATCAAGGGTGCGTTTCGGCGGATGTTCAGTGGGATGCGTAAGTGGTTTGAGGTGATGATTCTCCCCGCTGAGGGTGCCGATTACCAGCAGTTGGGTTTGCCAATCAAGGATATGGAGATGCCGGGAACGCGGGCTCACGTTGAGTCGCGAATCTGCTCCGTGTTCGGGGTGCCGCCTATCCTTGTTGGGGCCAGGGTCGGCCTGGAGGCCGCTGGGGGGCTCACAACGACGTCGATTGAGGGATCGCAGTTCTCCTTCTGGTCGGAGACGATGAGCCCGCTAGGTCGCTCCTGGGCATCTCGGATGACGCAGGAACTGTTCAGCGAGTACAGGACACCACAGCAGCGGGGTGCCGTACTGGGGCTGGACCTGTCCCGCGTCAAGGCTCTCCAGGAGGACAACAGCGACCGGCTCAAGGTAGCGGACACCCTGATTCGCAGCGGTGGTTTCACGGTGAACGAAGCACTGGCGCAGGTGGGGCTTCCCGCCATCGACGGGGCGGACTTCTATGTCCGTGCGCTGAACCAGGTGGTTGAGACGCCGGTGATGGCTAGCATCAACGGACGCAGGGCCGCTGCCATGCTCATTGAGCCGGAGGTCAAGCGGTTGACGCCACGGGAGCGGCTGGCCGAGCGCGCCGAGGATGCATTCGCGGATTTCTTCGAGGCACAGGGCCAGAGAGTCGCGGCCCGCTTGCCGAAGAAGGCGCTGGACGTGGGAGACCTGCTTCCTTCGGAGGAAGAGGAGCTTTTGCGCCGGGCGATACTGGGCTACTGGCAGGAGGCGATAGAGCAGGGTTGGGAGATCGGGGCTGCTGAGGTGGGGCTGCCGCCGGGGATAGATCACGGCGACCCCCGCGTCGTGCGGCTTTTGGCGGACGGCGGGGAGCGCATCGGTGGTATCACGGAGGAAACCCGCCGCCAGGTACAACAGGCGCTCTTGACGGCGCGCAACGAGGGGCTGTCGGTGCGCCAGACATCCAGGCTGCTCCAGGACCTCCCCGCGTTCTCACGCGCTAGGGCGCAGATGGTGGCTAGGACGGAGCTAGGCACGGCGGATAACCTTGCCGCCGCCGCCCGGTATCGTGAGGCTGGCCTAACCCATGTTCAGGTCTTTGATGGTGACGGCGATCCTGGGTGCGCTGCGGCGAACGGTGCGATCTGGACGATTGAGGAGTTTGAGGCGAACCCGCTGGAGCATCCGAACTGTGTCCGGTCGCGGGCTCCGGTGATTCAGGAAGCGGGGAACGGGGCGCACGAAATCAAGGAAGCTCGCTGCCCTGAGTGCAACCGGCTGCTGGCGAAGGACGTTAGGGGGGCGACGATCCGCTGCCCGAAGTGCAAGAACGAGGCGCGATTCGGGGTGACGGTATGAAATTGCGGCACAATCCTGAGAATATCCACGCTTGTTACTGTGCCTGCCATAATGGAACTCCAGGCCTCCGTGACGACCCCGCCTGCCTGGACTGCGGGGTCTTGATTTGTCCAACATGTACCCAGGTCGTCCCGCCAAGGCTGCTGAGTGTGGTGCGCTCGTGAGCAAGCGTAGCCGCGCCCAGAATAAGAAGCGCCAGAAGAGCGAGGGGCGCGAGCGGCAGAAGCAGCGCAACGAGCGGAAGCAGAGCGCCAAGAAGTCGCGGGCGGAGCACGGGATTAAGCGTTAGAACCTTGACATCCTGAACCGTTCACCCGCATAATCTAGCCAACAACTGAATACAGGGCCACAGAGTTCTTCGGAACCAGAGCCCGTTTCTAGAGCGTCTTAAGACGCCCGGAAGCGGGCTTTTTGTTTTGCCCTGGAGGAAACATGGATAAGTGGATTAAGGCAGACCTGGAGGTCAAGGACGACGCTACGGGGACCGTCCAGGCCGCTTTCAGCGTCTTCAACACCATCGACTCTGACGGCGACGTGGTGAAGCCCTCCGCGTTCAAGGACGGCCAAGAAGTGCCGATGGTCTGGTCGCACATGTGGGACAACCCCGTCGGCAAGGGCACCGTGAAGGTGAGCCGTAAGCAGGCGACGTTTGACGGGCACTTCTTCCTAGACACGCAGGCCGGTATGGAAGCCTACAAGACGGTCAAGAACATGGGCTCGCTCCAGGAGTGGAGCTTCGGCTTCCGCGTCCTGGAGGACGAGGAGGGCGACTTCGACGGCCAGCGCGTCCGCTTCTTGAAGGGGCTGGAGTTGTTCGAGGTCAGCCCCGTCTTGGTCGGGGCCAACCGTGAGACGCGGACGCTGGCGATCAAGGGCGCTGCCCCAGTTATCGCCATCTCTGACCCCGACGCCATGCTCGCTAACGCCCGTGCGATGGTGGCTTATCTGGAGGGCGCTGAATCTGAATCTGAACCGGAGGGCGGAAAGCAGCCTTTCGAGGAAGAGATCGAACGAGTACGGCGCGAGGAGTTGAGACAGGCGATGCGCCGCGTATTGGCAAGAGCATAAGGAGGGCAACTGTGGCAACAGCCACCGATCTAAGAAACGAGGCCCGTGACCTGTTGGGCCGGGCGATGAAGGCCTTGGAGGAGAAGGACGGCGAATCCTATAGCGCGATCTTCTCCGAGTACCAGGCAAAGGACAAGGAGGCCGATGAGGCCGAGCAGCAGGAAGCGACTCTCAAGGCGGCGATGGAGAAGTACGAGCCCGCCAGCGAAGTCCGCAACCTGACTGACGCGTTGGTCAAGGGCCAGGACCCGTCCACGGCGCGCACAGGGGTGTATCTCCACAAGGAAGGCGCGACGGGCGACTCTTCGGGTAGCTTCGAGGTTATCCCGTTCGCCGATGACAAGACCGAGGGCTGGATCAAGGGCTACCCAGCCTCCGTCCAGCACCCGGCCATCATCCGGCGGCTGACCCCCGACCTCAAGGTCGCGGCCCAGCAGGAGAACGACGCTTTCTGCAAGTATATCCGCTTCGGCATCCGGTCGCTCAGTGCAGAGGACCGCAAGGCCCTTATGCGGCTGCGCGACTCAGAGCGGAAGGCGCTGCAGGAGGACACGGACAGCGAGGGCGGCTTCCTGGTTCCGACTGATCAGCGCACATCAATCATTCTGGCGAAGGGCGCGATCGGCGGCGTGACCCGCCCGATCTCTACCGTCCTGACCACGACCCGTGACGCCGGCACGATGCCGGCCTCCACGGACGATGTGACTTGGGCGGCGGTGGCCGAAGAGGCGACGTCATCCGAGAGCAACCCGACGTTCTCTGAGGTCGCGTTCACGATCAAGAAGTTCATGCGTATCAACAAGGTGTCCGCTGAGCTTCTTGAGGACTCGGCTGTTGACATCGGCTCCCTGTTGACGGGGATGTTCACCCGTTCGCTGGGGAGGTACGAGGACCAGCAGGCGGTTGAGGGCGACAACTCTACCGAACCGCTGGGCCTTCGCACGACCGGCGCGGCGCAGGGCAACGTTGGGGACATCACCGACCTCCTGACCCTGGCCTACCCGACAGCGGTGGAGGTCATCGCCGCGTTCTATGAACTCCCCGCGCAGTGGCGGGCGAACGCGACCTGGCACACCACCAGCTCCTTCATGGGCTTGCTGGCAGGCATCGGATCGACTGCCGCCGGCATTCACACCTTCTCGGAGCTGATGAACTCCGAGCCCACCCCGCGTCTTCTCGGCCGCCCCATCGTCTTCTTCGACGGCACCGGGTGGGATAACGGCGCGGCGGTGGCGGCGAACGAAGAGGTGGGGGCTATCGGCGACTTCTCCATGTACTACTTCGTTGACCGCGTGGGCATGAGCATCCGGCGGCTTGACGAGCTGTATGCGGGGAACGACCAGGTGGGCTTCGCGGCGCGGGTGCGCTACGACTCCCTGTTCGCCGAGAACGACGCTTTCCGCATCTTGAAGGGCGCCGCCAGCTAGTTGACCGAAAGGGGGCCGGTCACCCGGCCCCCGCCAACCTTGAATAAGGAGGAAACATGGGCGCAAGAATGAGCCCAGCGCATAACCCGGTAGGAGCGTTGACGGCTGTTGAGGTGAACGTTCCGAAGTCCGACACCACAGGCACCACCCGTGACGGGCTGGGGGTAGACCTGGCGGGCAAGCGGGGCTGCTACTTCGTGGTGGCGACGGGAGCCCTAACCGGGCTGGCCACGGTAGCGGCCTACGTTCAGGAGTCCACGGACAACACCAACTTCACCAACGTCAACGTCACCACGTACCCCGACGCGACACTGGCGGCCTCCAACGCTGCCTCTGGAGTTCGGGAGATGTGGGTCAGGCGTGACCAGGTAGCCCAGTATGTCCGCGTGCAGCTGGTGATCGCTGCCAACACCGCTCTCACAAGCTGCGTGGCGGTGGCGTACTAGTGCGGGTACGGCTTCTGGTACAGACCGACGTCCGCGTAGCTGGCGAGCGAAAGGCGCTGTTCGACGGGCAGGCGTATAACCTGCCCGTCGAACTTGCCGAAGAGCTGATCGCAACGGGTAAGGCGGTGAGCTTGGAGCCTACGTTTCAAGAAGCTCCTGTTTATCAGCCTGAGCGGATTGAGGAGAAGGCCGTCCACGGGCCGCCGGAAGACAAGGCGCTGAAACCAGCCAAACGCAAGTACAGAAGGCGAGGGTAGCTATACGCCGCTCACATACTTGGCCACCCCGATCTGGCGATACTACGACGTTCGCGCAGCGCAGGCGATGGTCGCCGCAATCGCCACCCGTGCCCCAGTTGACGACATGTACTGGGAGGCGCTGGATGGCGACGCCCTGATCTTCCGCTCGCGCTCCATCCTGGCGACCAAGATGCTCAGGGAGCCGATGCTGGAAGGTGCGGATATCATGGTCATTCTTGACGATGATGTTCAGTTCCTTCCCGACGACCTGGAGAGGATCATCCGTCAGGCGCGAGAACTACAGGAACCCGTGGGCGGGATGTACGTCACTCGTTCCCGTGAGCCACACATCGCGTCCCTGCTCTGGCCGAACCAGTCCATCCTCTTCGGCCCCGGCCAAGAACTTGTGAATGTGCGGTATCTGGCGACGGGTTTCATGGCGATCCCCCGTGTGGTGCTGGAGAAGATGCTGGCGCATCCCGGCTTCCAGACGGTTCACGGAACGGAGCCGCTGGTCTTCTATGAGCAGGGCGTGGGCGACAATCCCCTCTGGGACTTCTTCCGGCCCTTCGGCATCAGGGAGGGCGACACGCTCCGGGCGGCAGGCTACGAGAACGCCGACGAACGCAACCATATTCTCTCAGAAGACTGGGCCTTCTGCGAACGCGCCCGGCAGTGCGGCTTTCAGATATGGGCCGACCCGACGATCATCCTTCAGCACCGCGCCATCGTCTCGGTGACGGTGAACGACCTCGGCGTCAAGCACGGGATGTTGAGCACGGAAGGGGCTCCGGCGCAGGGGAGGTCTGTTCTCGCGGTCGCCGGTCAAGAGGTAGGCAGCCATCAGGAAGCATTGGTGACGAAGACGTGAGTCTGAACACGAAGAACGCTGGGGCTCTAACCCGTTCGCGGAGCCGGTTTGCGGACATGCAGGAGGCGGAGTTCGCCTGGTGGAAGAACTACCTCCGGCACCCAACGGCGAAACAGCGGATGCTCGCCCTCTACGGGACGCGATATTACCCGTACCTTTTCGCTGAGATGATGGACGCTGGCCGCACGGTTGAGATCGGGTCGGGGCCGCTGCCGGTGATGGAGACAATGCTCTACGACCGGGGCGTGGCCATCGACACGCTGGGCCCGCGCTACAAGGCGGAGCAGCTGACGACATGGGAGATTCTGCCTAACCACGAGGCCATTGAGTCCGAGTGGGCCGATACCGTGCTCCTGCTGAACGTGCTGGACCACACCGACCAGCCGGAGGCCCTGGTAGCGCAGGCCCACCGCCTACTCCGTGACGGCGGCAGAGCGCTGGTGTTCGTCCACCTGGGTCCTGGAGACGATAAGCATATCCCGATTAGCGCGGAGCAGGTCACGGCCTGGCTAGGCGCTTTCACCGTGGAACGCGCTGCTGTGCTCCCGGCGACTTCGTATGACCCCCCTGCCTATGTAGCCGTGGCGGTGAAGCATGGGTAACTGGTACGCAACCCGCGAACAGCTAAAGCGCGCTGCCGAGATCAAGGGCTCCGACCAGGACACGCAAGTTGACCGCCATATTGAGGCGGCGTCGCGGCACATCGATAGAGTGCTGGGGTTGCGCGGGGGTGTGTTCATTCCCAAGACGCAGACGCGCAACTTTGAATGGCCACAGGATACTGACGTTGAGGGCCGTCACCGCAACGGCTACACGCTGTTCCTTGACGAACACCTAATCTCCATCTCAGGCGTGACTCGTGACGGGGACACAGCGACGGCTATTCCGACTGCTGACATCTTCCTTGAGCCTGCGAACGAGGGGCCGCCCTACACCCGTTTGGAGCTTGACCGTTCCTCCACCGACGCTGACGCGACGTTCGCCTCCACGATTAGCACGACGAACCAGCGCGCCGTGCGCGTGGCCGGTTCCTGGGGCTACAACAGCGCGACGGAGGCGGCGGGGACCGTCTCTTCGGGGTTGGCCTCGGACGCCGCGGCAACCTCAATGGTCTGCTCGAACGCAGCGCTGATTGACGTGGGCGACACCCTCCTCATTGAGAGCGAGCAGGTGTTCGTCTCTGAGCGGGCGTTCGCCGCGCTGGGCGCGATCCTTGTTAGCGACGCCGCTATCACGGCGGATATGACTGACAACACGATCACCGTGGACGGCTCGCACGGCTTGGTGGCCGGGGAGATTATCAAGCTGGACTCAGAGGAAATCTACATCACCAGCGTCGCCACGAACGTACTCTCTGTCATCCGCGCCTACAACGGCACCGCATTGGCGGCGCACGCTGATGATACCGCCGTTCAGGTGGCGCGGACCTTGACCATTGTGCGGGCACAGAACGGCACTACAGGGGCGACGCACGCCAACGCCACGGCAATCAACAAGTACGCCGTGCCGAAGGACGTTAACGAATACGCCGTCGCCAGGTCGCTCCATGCTTTCACGCAGGACGAGGGGCGATGGACGGGCGTTGTCGGCGCGGGGGACTCTGCCGTGGAGCTGCGCGGGCGGATTCTCAACCAGATGGAGGCCGCGCTAATGGTCAAGTACGACCGGCCTCTGGCGAGGGTGCTGTGAACCTGAATGTGAAGGTGTCGGGGCCGTTCTTCAGCCTGGGGCCGAAGCCTGTTCTCGACTCACTCCATGCCGCCATTCAGGAAACGGTGCTCACGGGCGAGGGCTTGGCTGTGGCGATGGCGCAGCCGCGAGAGCGCGGCGGGGTGTTCCATTCGGGTGCCTACGCCGCTGCCCATGGCTACCGCCACACGGGGCACTACGCCCGCTCAATCAATGGCCGGATGGTGGGCTCCCTGAACGGCGTTATTAGCGACTCAGGCGTCGTATACGGTCCCTGGCTTGAAGGCGTGGGCAGCCGCAACGAGACGACTCGGTTCAAGGGGTACGCGATATTCCGCCGCACCCGTGACAAGCTTCAGAAGCTCGGCGGCGAGATACTAAACCGTCACGTCAGGAAAGCACTGGACAGGTTGCGCTAGATGGCGTTCAATCCCCAGGGCCTGCTCCAGAAGACGCACAGCTTCCTGGCGGCATCTGCTCGCTTCCCTGGCGGTGCCTTTATCGGGGAGCCTAAAGCCCCGCCAACGGCCTTAGCCGCTGCCGTCATGCTGGCCTCGGTCGGCATCCCTGAGATAACGCTGACTCATGCGCAGGGGCTCTTGAACCTGAGCGTCAGGCTCTACCATGACGCCTTCGCTACGCCGCTTGAGGATACGGAGATAGTGATGGCGCAGGCCGTCTTCGAGTTGATTGAGGACTTCTGCGGCGACTTCAATTTCAGCGACGCGAACGTGCGGAATCTGAAACCCACGGACTTGACGGTCACGTTCGGCTATCAGCAGATCGGCGGGGACGCAGGCAAGATGTTCCGCATTGCGGACATCTCAATCCCGCTCCTCGTCAACGATGTGGCGGTGTTCGGCTAGGAGGCGACTATGGCCAAGCAATCTGGACTCGGCGACAACTTCTATGTAGGCGGCTCAGACCTGTCCGGCGACGTGGGGGCGGTGCAGACTATCCGCTCCTCGGTGAACCCGCTCGTCGTGACGGGGCTCGACAAGAGCGCCCACGAGCGCATCTTCGGCCAGTACGACGGCGAGATTTCGTTCAACAGCTTCTTTAACGACGCCGCCCTTGCCGAACACGCAGAACTCAAGCTCTTACCCAGGACGGACACGCTTGTTTCCTACTTCCGGGGTACGGCGCTGGGCGGTGAGTCCGCCTGCCTCACGGGGAAGCAGATCAACTATGACCCGTCACGCACAGCGGATGGCGGGCTGATCTTCAGCGTTCAGGCGCTGTCCAACGCCTACGGGCTGGAGTGGGGAAAGTCGCTTACGGCCGGCAAGCGGACGGACACGGTGGCCACCGCGCCGGCCACAGGCGTTGATTTCACGGACGTATCAACCGCGTTCGGGATGGCGGCGTACCTGCACGTTTTCTCATTCACCGGAACGTCCGTAACCATGCGGATACAGGACTCCGCTGACAACTCAACGTTTGCCAACATCACGGGGCTAGGCGCGTTCCCTGCTGCAACGGGTTCAACCTTTGAGCGGCAGGAGACAGACACGCTAGCGCGTACCATCCGTCGCTACCTCAAGGTCAACACGACGGGAACATTCAGCGAATGCACGTTCGCGGTGGTGGCGGTTCGCTACTACGCAGCGGACAGGGCTTTGTAAACGGGTTAGTAAAGGAGGGTTAGCAATTGGCTAAGGAAAGTGGTCTTCCGTCCACGCTCTCGGTGGATGACAGCGGCGGCACGCTCAGGGACATCTCTAACGATGTCACGTCCGTCACGATCAACACCCCATCGGGTGTTCAGGACGTGACAGGGCTGGACAAGAGCGGGATGGAGCGTTTGCTGTTGCTGGCCGACGGGTCCGGCACCATCAACGGCGTGTTCAACGACGCCGCCACCACGGGCTCGCACACCGTCCTGAAGAACTACCGGACGATTCTGGCGGGCCAGGTGGGGCGGACGCTGACATTCGCCGTCAGCGGGCAGACGCTAACGATGGAGGTCATCTTCACGAGCTATGACCTGAACCGGGCGGCGGACGGCTCGTTGACGTTCTCAGCGCCGTTCCAGCTCTCGAATGGGACTGTTCCGGCCTGGAGCTAGCGGTCATCGTAATACGGAGAAAAAGGCGGTGAGTCGCCCAGATATCCGGCCTCAGCGCAGGCATCGCCCATTGCGAATTGAATCAGGGCCTTGTCGCTGGCCGTGGCATTGGGCACGAGTTCTGATACCACGAGCCAATAGTCCGGCTCGCAGAACAAGTCTGGGTCCGCAGCGCCAATATCGGACTGAGCTTGGCGCAGAAAGGCGTTGTAAAGCTGCTGCCGGATATCTGGAGGGGCTGATGATGCCGGTGTTGCGGATTCATTGCTGGAACCGAGAGCGGCGATGACAACAACCATGATCATTAGGCCCGCTCCCACAAATGCGGCAACCCGCCAATTGTTAAGCATGACATCCCCTCCTTTCGGGGATATCAGTATAGCACCGGAGTCAAGATGGTGACGAAAGCGAAGCGGCCAGCGGTAGACAACGGCCACGGCCTCAAGATGCCGGTCAAGGTCGTCCGCCTGTCATTTGACGAGGATGGGTACGAGGGTTTCCTCTGCGACCGGCGCACGAACCTGCCTATCGGCACGAACCGGCAGCTTGCCGAAGCCGCCGACGGCAGCGAAGAGGCCGTCTATCGGGGCTTGCTCTTGCAGGTCTACCCCTGGTGGAACTTCGCGGACGAAGACGGGGAGCCGATACCGCATAGCGTGGAAGGCTTTGACTTTATCCCTGATGACCTTCTGATCGCTATGTTCCGCCGTGGAGCCGAGGCTCTGCGAGAGGCGGTGATGCCTGTCCCTTTAGGAACCGGATCATCGGACGCGCACAGCGAGAGCGAGCTGGAGTCCTGACCGATGCGGACCAGGACGTTTTCGGCTGCTATCCGGAATGGGCGCTCCGCAAGGTGGCGGCGCACTATAACCGCCCCTGGTGGGAGCTGTTAGACGTGAGGGAGGACTGGATGGCGGAGGAAGCGGAGCTGCTGGACGTGCGACAAGAGATAGCGGCGATGGAGCGGGATAAGTGGCGAACGTAGTCCAGATACTTGTTCAGGGCCAGGACCAGTTTTCGGGGACGGCCCAGAAGGTCAGCACGGAGGCGCGGGGCTTGGGCGGAGCAATGGGCGGTCTGAAGACAACGATGATCGGTGTCGCGGCTGGCTTCATTGCGGCCCAGGTCGGGATGATGAGCGTTCAGAAAGTGCTCTCTTCCACCGTGGGGGCGGCGACGGCCTACGAGCACCAGCTAGCGGTGATCCGTGCCCTGACCGGGGCAACGAAGGGCGACACCGATACCCTCAAAGTTGCCATCAAGGAAATGCAGAAGACCCTCCCGAAGAGCGCTGCTGAACTGGGGGCTGGCGCGTACTTCATCCTATCGTCTGGCATCAACGATGTAGCCACCGCCACGAAGGTTCTGGAGCTCTCGGCGAAGGCGTCCACGATCGGCCTGGGCGAGACAGGCGTAGTGGCCAGCGTCCTTACCTCCATTATGAACGCCTACCAGCTCCAGGCGAAGGACGCGGCGAAGGCGACGGACACGCTGGTCAACATCGTCAAGTTGGGCAAGGGCGAGCCGACGGAGTTCGCAGGGGCGCTTGGCCGCGTCATTCCCATCGCGGCTCAGATGGGTATTGAATTTGAGCAGGTAGGCGCGGTGCTGGCGACGCTGACGAACACCGGCCTCTCTGCCGAGGAATCGGTAGTTGCCCTGCGCGGCATCATGGTACAAATCCTCAAGCCCACGGACGAGGCGCGGGAGGCGTTCGCCGCAATGGGCTTCGACGTTGTGGCGTTCCGCAAGGAACTTGATGAGAACTTCGTCGGGGCGATGGCGCGGCTCTCCCGATCTGTGGGTGATAACGAAGAGGCGTGGTCAACCCTGTTCCCTGAAGTGCGGGGCATGGTCGGCGTTATGGCGGCGTTCGGCAATCAGCTCCCGCAGACCGAGCAAAATCTAAAGGGCATAACCGACGGCGCGGGGGCACTGGAACAGGGATTCAAGGAAGTCTCTGAGACGACACAGTTCAAGCTCCAGAAGGCGATGAACGACCTGAACGTTCAGCTTCAAGAGTTGGGCACTACGGCGCTCCCTGCGGTGGGGGCACTGGTAAGTATCATTAATGATCTGGCAGTTGCGGCGGATGCTGCTGTTCATCCTGTGCGGTCACTCGGTGTAGCAATCGAATCAATCCCTGAGCGGGCACATAAGCCGTTCCTCGGCCTGTTCAGGGATGTGGAGATGACGGCGGAGAGCTTGGTCAACATGGGGCGTGACGCCCACCTGTCCCGGCAGGAGATTATGGAGTGGGGGGCGGAGGTTGGCCTAAGTGCCGAAGAAGTGCGTGAGGCGATGGGGGAAACCGGGGTGGCGAGCAGCAATTCCTTGCTGAACATGACGCGCGCCTCCGAAGAGGCGGGCTTTGCATGGAAGCAGATGGCGGGAATCGGGCGGCGTGAGGTCGTTCCTGGCCTAGAGGACATCGGGGTCGCCGCCGGGCAAACAAGCCAACTGTTTAAGGACTTTACTGGGGATGTCCGGGGTGGTCTGCGCTCCGTGATGCCGGAGGTAAACGAAAGTTTCAATGAGTGGACGACACGGCTGACCGATCTAGGGCAGGACTACTCCACGATGGAGGGGAACCTGCAAACGATCATGGACGCCCTGGTCGGGCAGCATGTGCGCGGCGTCGACGACATCATGGCCGTCGTGCGGGGCCAGGGGCCGGAGTTCGCCGCCGACTTCGCGCAGTGGTTCCGCGACGACCCCATCGCCGCGGCGCAGACGCTGCAGCAGGTGATGCCCGGCATCATGCGTCAGGCGGCGACGGAGGCGATCACCAACGTCGTGGCGGCCACCTCGCGGTTCAACGAGGAGTGGCAGAAGAACGTCATCGGAGCCCTGAATAAACTGCCAGAGGAAAAGCGCATCAACATCATCGCCGACGTGGACCCGGAGCTGTGGCAGGCGGCGGCGATGGTGGAGCTCATGAAGACGGGCCAGATACCGGTAGACGTTCTAGCTCTTGCGAGGGCGACGCCCCACGCCGCCGGCGGCACGGTGCGCTCGGCCCTCCAGATCGTCGGCGAGGAGGGGCCGGAGCTGGCCGCGCTGCCGATGGGGACGCGCATCTTCGACGCCGGGCAGACTCAGCAGATGCTTTCGGACGCAGGCGGCGGATCGGCCAGCGGTGGCAACACTTACGTCTTCAATTTCAGCGGCCCCGTCCTCGGCGACCAGTCGCAGGCGAACCAGCTTGTGCAGTGGATTCTCCCCTCGCTCAGGGGGGCGCTGCGGTGAGCTTGATTTCCACGGTTAAATTCGACTCTACCAACGACGGCACTTACGAGATCGATGCCACCAGCAAGGTCATCTCCGGCCCCACAGTGGCGCTAGGACCAGGCCGTGGCACCTGTAGCCTCGTGCTGAACAACAGCGCTGGGACGTACAGCCCTCGCGGGGCGGGTACGCCTATACGCCCGCTCATGGGCGTACAGGTCATCTCCGAGTCGCAGAACATCTATCACGGGTTTGTTTCCCGCGTATTCCAGGACCCGCGCGTCCCCGGGACGCTGACGGTGGAGTGCAAGGACTGGATGTGGGCGCTCTCGCGCATCGACGTGAGTATGCCGATGTCCCGCAACATCCGCTCGGACATCCTCGCGCACCGGATTGCGGACCTGGCCGAAGAAGGCGAGCTCGTCACCAACCCGCTGTTCAAGGAAGATCTGACTAACTGGTCGGGGATGCTGGGGGCGAGCCCCACGCGGGAAACGGATAGCCCGGAGTTCCATGAGCCTGCCTGCATGGAAATCGATCTGGGGGCTGCTGATGCACCCTTCATGCGTGGGGCCACGAACTCAACGTGGGACGATATCGCTGAACTGCAGGGGAAGACGATAACAGCAGTCTGCTACATCATCGCGCCGCGCTCCAGCGATGTCGGCGAAACGTGGGAGCTGGAGATAGATGAGGGTGGTCCAGGTAGTGGCGAGACGGCCACGAGCGTGGTCCTCACCGCTGACTGGGAACGGGTCACGGTTAGCCGAAGCATTAATGCGGCTGCGACAAATGTCGGCATCCAGATACAGAGCGACACTGCCCCTGCCAATGCTCGCGCCCGTGTTGGCGTTGTCCATGCCTCGGCCAATGCGATCCCGCGTTCATTCGCCGTCCCCGGTAGCAGCGCCTTTGCTTATGTCGCGCCGCGCCGGGTGAAGGCCGCTGACGCTCTCAAGGAAGTGGCTGACAACGAACTGGGCGGGCTGATGTACGTGGACGAGTCGGGCAACCTGACCTTCGACACCCACACGCATCGCTGGGGTCAATCGGCTTCACTCACGTCACAGACGACGGTAGACGAATCAATGGTGGACTTGAGGTTGGAGGAGGACGCTGAGGATTTGGTCGGTGAGGTGGAGATCGGTTACTCCAAGTGGGAGGTGGGCGAAGCGGGCTCCACCGTCTTCGAGCTGTTCCCGGTGCCGCGAGCTATCGGCCCCAACGCGACTATCGTCATCGACATTGATTATGGGGCGCTGGTCAGGGACCACATCGTTCCCGTGGCGAACACGGACTACTTCATCCGTTCCCAGCCGCAGAGCGATAGCGCTGGGGCTGACGAGTCCGGCAACGTCACCCTGACCTTTGAGGACTTCGGGGAAGGCGCGCAAGCAACACTAGTCAACACCGTGGCTCGCACCGTCCACCTGACCAGCTTCGCGGTGCGCGGCACTCCCGTAAGGCTATCGAGCGACACGTCTCAGGAGACGTACACGCCGACGGGGGCACCCGCAGTCGTCTCGAAGTTGACCTATCGCTACGACTACCTGAGCAGCGCGGCGGCGGCGGAAACGTGGGCGCAGTACCTCGGAGACCGCTACGTCACCCAGCGGGAGCGGATTCCCGTCACGCTGGTCAACAAGACGGCGGCGCTCCAGACGCAGCAGACCACGCGGAAGATTTCGGACCGCGTGACGGTCACGAACAACAACTCGGACCAGTCCACAAAACTGAACGGCGACTACTACATCGACTCGATCAGGCAGGAGTTCGCGTTCGGGGCGATGAGCCTGCGAACGATATGGGAGTGTTCGCCGGTAGATTCATTGTTCTGGATTCTGGGCACTGGCGAGTTGGAGGATGCCCAGACCCTAGCGACGACAACGGCGCTGGCCGCATAGGAGAGACATGGCTAACGATACCTGGACGGCCCCCGGCGACTGGACAACGAATGAAGTTGTCACCGCCGCCAAGCTCAACCAGCAGCTCCGCGATAACCTCTACGCTCTCTGGCTGGCGATCACCACTGGCAGCACTGCCATCACGGAGCGGTTCAGTTCTGGGGTCTACACGCCGACATTGACCAACGGTACGAACGTCGCTGCGTCCGGCGCTTATGAGTGCCAGTGGATGCGGATCGGGTCTGTGGTCGCCGTGAGCGGGAAGGCGGACATTGACCCCACCGCCTCTGCGACGATCACGAGCCTGGGCATCGAGCTTCCCGTCGCCAGCAACTTCGCGGCCGGTCAGGACTGCGGTGGGGTGGGCGCGAGCTACAACTTGGGTACTGCCGGAGCCTTCGGCGCGATAGTGGCAGACCCCGACAATGACCGCGCGCTGTTGAACTTCTACGCTAACTCTCTGGCAAATCAGGGATGGTTCTTCACCTTCCAGTATCAGGTGATCTAATTGGCTGTGCCTAAACCCGACCCGTTCAAGCCTCAACCTGCGCGCAGGGAGTCTGGGGCTCGTAGCATTCGCGGCTCCAAGCTGGCTGAAGACCTGACTGCCACCCCAGCGGCGCACACGCTGGACGGCCACACGGGCTCACTCACCAAGTCGCGCCTGAACAGCACAACTCTTGTTGAGGACGGTTCCGGGGTCCCGACCTATGCCGCCGAGCAGAACACCCAGTACCGGGACATCGACACGGATAAGGTCTACATCAACACGGACGGCGTCACGACGTGGGCGGAGATCGGGACGGGCGCCGCTGCCACTACCTTCCTCGGCCTGACCGATACTCCCGCGTCCTACGCTGGGGAGACGGGCAAGGTAGCGGCGGTCAACGCGGGCGAGACGGCGCTGGAGTTCATCGCTGCGGGCGGCGGCGTCACAGACCACGGGGCGCTCACCGGCCTCACCGACGACGACCACACACAGTACCAGAAGGAGTCCGAGAAGGACGCGGCCAGCGGCTACGCTGGCCTGACCGCGGGCACCAAGCTCAACCTCGCCCAGATGCAGGAGGTCATGGCCCACGCCGACCTGACGGACGCTCCCGCCGACGCCCACCACGTCGCATATGTGGCTGCTGACCACGCCGCGCTGGGCGACTCTTCGCCCCACCACGCCGCCGCTACAGCATCAGGGGCTCATTCAGTGTTAGCACAGGACATCCTTGCCGCCGCCGCCAGCGCAACGCTGGCCGCTCACGTCGAACTCGCCACCATCGCGGAGACGGACACCGGCACCGATGCGGTCAGGGTCGTGACGCCCGACGGTTTGGCGGGCTCCAACTACGGGGAGCGTGTCATCGGGATACTGGTCTCAGACCCCGGCGGCGACGCGCTCACGACAGGGGATACCAAGGCGATGGTGCGAATACCCTCGTCAATGACGGGGTTCTCGTTAGTAGAGGCCAACGCCTGCGTAACGACTGTTTCCTCGTCGGGGGCGGTGACGATTCAGGTGGCGAAATCCAGCAGGTCGTCGGCCACCGCAAGGGCGGCAAGTGTCGATATGCTGACCACCCCGATAACCATCGACGTATCTGAATTCGATAGCCTGGACGCCGCAGGAGAAGCCGTGAAAAGCGATGGGTCGGAGGATGTGGTAACGGGGGATCAAATCCGTATTGACGTTGACGCTGCGGGGACAGGCGTAAAGGGCTTGTTCGTAGAACTCATCTTCAGGTTGCCGTAATGAAGTCTACTCGCAAGTACCGGCGCAACTGTCAACGTTGCGGGCACATCTACTGGTCGCCCGACGTGTTCGCTGGCGGCTCTTTCTGCTTCGTCCCCACCAAGGGGATCGGCTGGTGCTTGCACTGCCGCGAAGCGCATCCAAATGAGGCTGAGGAACTGGCGACATGCGCCTGACCAACCTAGACCTCAGCGGCCGGACCATCGCGGGAGTCCCTTTCTCCTATGTAGGTGAATGCACCGGCACCGACATCAAGTGGGTCGGAGATTGGCGGTTCGTCTCGTATTACAAAAACGACTTCCTTAGACCCGACTGGAGCGGGGCCCAGACCCGCCATTCGTACTCGCGATTCAACACGTTCACAGACATTACGGCCTCGCCGGACGTGGAGCTGTTAGACCATGAGCTGATAGCCGCGCTACTGGAGAAGGGCGTCTCCAGCCTGCCCCGAACTCACCGGCCAAAGGCGCAGCGCTTGATAGACGCGCTTGCGGTGGACAGGGCGCAGGGTCTTTACCTGGTGTCCTGGGGGAACCTCATCCCTGGTTACGTGGATTCGTTCTCGTCCAGGACCTTGGCTGCGAGCACGTTCCGCACCCTGGTAGGGGGTAGGGAGCACCTGGTAAAGCACCTCCTCAACACGGCGGACTCCGACCCCGCGATACCGAGCTGGCAGGAGGGCGAGCCCCTGACGGTGGAACGGGGGGTGAAGGTCTCCGAGTGGGGCATCGCTGCGGGAAGCCGCAAGGGAAGGTATCTGCGCCACTGGTCGCAGCTCCCTTCCACGAACCATGACCGCTTTGCGCTGGCCGCGATTCTGGAGGCTGAGATTCTGGCCGCTACGGGGCTGGAGATAACCCTCTACGTCCAGAGCATCCTCCCATGGCGGTGCAGCGTCATGGGGGGTAGGGGTGACAGGGGGAGGCTGGCGTGACGATGAAGGGCGCGTGCGGGGGCGAGGAGAGCGTGATCGACAACTCTCTCGGAGCGGGGATGTGGTCTGGCATCGCCGGCGTCACCATCAGCGGCCTTGCGGGTAATCGTTTTACGGGGAACTACGGCTTTATCACCAGCAGGGGGGCGGCCGCTGGAACCGCCCCCGGCGGGGATGGCCCGAACACCTCATGGGGTATGTGGAGCTACTGGTCTAAGCCCTGGCCTGGGAACAACGGCACCTTCCACGAGGAGTTTCTACTGGCCTCCGACGGCGCGGGGCAGCAGCGCATTGCGGGCTGGAAGAAGAACGGGACTGCCTACTCTCTTGTCCTGTTCAGCGAAGCTATCAACGGCGTCATCCTCGCCGAGTCCACGAACACCTGCGCCTTTAACACTGGGGTCATGGTCAAGTGGGAGTTCGACAACGGCGTGTGGAACCTCTGGTCGGACATCGGCACTCCTGGAACAATCGCCCTGGAAATCAACGCCTATGACGACAGCGCCGTATTCGGCACTACCATGACCAACGGCCCTTTGATGGACCTCGCCTCCCGCACTAACGAGAGCAAGGGCACCAGCGGCCCCATCTTCGACGACTGCCTGTTCTGGGACGACACGGGCGACAACTGGAACAGCCGGATAGCGATGGCGGACTTCCCGCGCATCTCCGCCGCCCACATGCCGGACGGGACAGACGACTCAGAGGGCGGCATCTACGACGCCGAGATAGATGAGGTGCCCGCTGAGGCTCGATTTGACAGCAGCAACGCCAGCGCAACGCCGACGTTCACGGCTACCACGATGACGGACACGCAGGAGGGGTGGGGGGTGGACGCCATGATTGGGAAGGTCGTACACGCTCAGAGCACAGGCGGGGCCGAGTCCATGCTGATTACGAGCAACACCGCCGACACCCTCACGGGCACGGCGGGGTGGAAGGGTACGGGGGGCACTCCCACGAACGGTAATGCGTGGGTTATGACGGAGACCGCCAAGAACGCCGCCGAGGTTACGGGCTACTGGGCGACCTACCCCTCTTTGGACACGGCCTGCCCCATCGAGGGAGGGACGGTAGACCTCACGACTCAGTTCATACAGGCGTTGATGATAACCCACGGCGCCGTCTACTCGCCCTCCTCTGTCTCGCTCTCCGTCTACAACATCTACGAGGGCGGTGTTCTGTACGCCGATTCCGAGGATGCGGTAGTGCAGATAGGCGCAACCTCGGCGAGCATCCCCACCTTCGCCAACTACGCGGGGTACTTCCCCTGGACGCCTGGGGCGGAGGCCAACTGGACTCCCACCAACTTCGCGGCCTGTCACTACGGGTCTAACCTCAACCCTTACTACCGCACCGACCAGCAGACCGTACAGGTCATCTTTTTCGGCTCAGCCTTTGAGTGGACTGCGCCGGCGGCTTCGACGTTCAAGCCGCGCGTGATATGTTTCTAGGAGGAACCATGTGCCGTAATCTCTGGACTCTGTGGGCCCTGTCAGTGGCCTTTGGCTGCCTGGTGGGGCTAGCGGTGGCCAATCGCATCCTGTTGGCCCTTGACGCGCAGCAGGAGGCCGCACGGAGGCGCACAGAGGAGGATGTTACGCGCGAAACAGCCTGGCTCGTGGCGGACTCTGCGCGGAATGGTATCGTGTTTGAGCGCGACGGCGGGGCCTACGTCGCGGAGCGAAATTAATGTCAAAGTATCCCGACGCCATCTGGCAGCCCACCCCCAAGATGGGCTACCCATCCACCAACATCCACCTCGGAGAGGGTGTCGTCATCCACTCCGCCGAAGGGTCTTACGCTTCCGCGATGGCCGTCCTCGCGGGCCCGAGGGAGGCGTCGTGGCACTTCTTTGTCTGCAAGGACGGGACTGTTTACCA